TTGGCCGCCGCATGGGACGCCGCATGGGACGCCGCACGGGCCGCCGGATTGGCCACCGCACGGGACGCCGCACGGGCCGCCGGATTGGCCACCGCATGGGCCGCCGCATGGGACGCCGCACGGGACGCACAAGATGAATATTTGAAAGCGAACACTAAGCCGAATTTTAAGAAAGTTTGAACACATGAACGAAGTGACACACAAACAGACGGTAACGGCGCGGGTGGAAACTCTACTCGCAAGGCAGGAAATGCTACAGTCCGCACTTGCGAACGAACAGCGGGAACTACAGGCGCACAAAAAAGAGTTGATCGCACATGACGGGGTGTGCGAGGAAAAGAACGCCATCATTGACTCCTACAAGCGCAAGATGAAAGCGATCAAGGCCGCGCTCAAAAATCCCGACAACGAACAAATGCTTTTAACGCTCGCCGGGACGGACTTCCAACCGTTGGAGGGATGACCGATGTCACTATTCACCTCACACCCTGAAACGCTACGGGACCGGATAAAAGCAATCCCGGTCGATCGAATCAGGGAACATATACGGGCGTCGGCTTACTGGCATTGGCGCGGGTCGGAAAGCGGGCGGGCCATTATTGCGGACGGTTGCGATATGAAACAGTCAATTACGCAATACGCGACGGAGGATGAGTTTAAAGCGGCTGGTGAGTCAATCGGATATCCGCATGGAGCTTTAGCGCGTTGTCTATCGTGCATACGAACGGCTGATCGGTCATCCGGTAAACAGCCGCAAAACCCAGACTTGAAATACTACAGGCCGGAAGCGCGGGCACGGATGAAAAAAGAAACGATCCTCAAAAACAAGCGGGAAAAGTTTGCCAATATGATGGAGAAACGGGAGGCGGGAGGATGAAAGTTAAATGTGAGAACATATCTTGCGAAAATGTTAAGTGTTTTCATTTAATAAAACACGAACCGCATCCAGACCTATTTTGCGTAACTTGTGGGTGCCCGTCTTATGGAAAACCGTTTAGATGCAAGCCCGTCAAACCATCGGCTTGTATCATTGGCGAGGGATCGGCCCGCTTATTGGGCGTTGACCTGGACCGCTTGCCGGTCGGGGGTGAGGCGTGAATTACTCCGAATTTATCAACCGTAAATCGCAATGCGGCGGGATGACCGGGTTTGAGCCGGTTTGGATGCCGGATTTCCTTTATGACTTCCAGCGCAATCTTGTTGAATGGTCAATCCGAAAAGGTCGGGCCGCGAAGTTTTGCGATTGCGGGTTAGGCAAGACGCCGATGCAACTGGTATGGGCTGAAAATATGTGCCGCAAGGAAAACGGAAAAACCCTAATCCTTGCGCCGTTGGCAGTCAGCGCACAAACCGAACGCGAGGGGGAAAAGTTTTGGATCGACTGTAAGCAAAGCCGGATCGGTAAGGCGATGCCACGAATCACGGTTACAAACTATGAACAGTTGCACCGCTTTGATCCTTCCGATTTTGTCGCGGTTGTCTGCGATGAATCAAGCATCCTGAAAAACTATTCAGGCCAGTTGAGAACTGAAATAATCGCCTTTATGCAAAAGGTCAAATATCGGTTGCTATGTTCAGCAACCCCTAGCCCGAACGATTACACGGAACTCGGAAACAGTGTCGAAGCGTTGGGAATTATGCGGCGGGTTGAAATGCTGGCAAACTACTTTATCCACGACGCCGGGGATACTGGCAAATGGCGATTGAAAGGGCACGGCGTCAATCCGTTTTGGCGGTTTGTTGCATCATGGGCGCGGGCGGTAAAGTCTCCGTCTGATTTGGGATTTGATAACGGTAAGTTCACTTTGCCGCCTTTGAAATATGAAACCCATATATTGAAAAGCACTCCGTTATCGGGATACCTTTTCCCGATTGCGGCGGTTACGCTTGATGAGCAACGCCAGGAACGCCGGGAAACAATCGAGGAAAGATGTGGCAAGGTTGCCGAAATAGCGAACAGGGATAATAAGCCATTCGCCGCTTGGTGTGCCTTAAACCCTGAAAGCGAAATGATGACCAAAATGATAAAGGGGGCGGTGGAAATAACGGGGAGTCAGCCGGACGAAGAACGGGCGGAAGCTATGCTTGCGTTTTCAAACGGTCAAATCAGGGCTATTGTTTCCAAGCCGTCCTTGTGCGGTCACGGTATGAACTGGCAACATTGCCATAATACCAGTTTTTTTCCGTCGCATAGTCATGAGCAGTTTTATCAGGCGATCCGCCGCTTTTGGCGGTTTGGGCAAACGGAACCCGTAACGGCGCACATCGTAACAACGGAAGCGGAATCGGCGGTATTGCAAAACCTAATGGAAAAGGAGAAACGGGCGGAGGAAATGTTCTCCGCGATTGTGGCAAACATGAAGGATTTTTATTCGTCTGCAAAAACAACGTACAACCCTAACAAAAAAATGGAACTACCAAAATGGATATGAAATGTGTTGACCAGGTCGTGACGGAACGCTATGCGATTTACTGCGGCGATTGTTGCGAAATATCTGCTTCGATACCAAGTGAATCAATCGGATGTTCTATTTTTTCCCCGCCTTTCGTTGATTTATACTGCTATTCAGACAACGAGCGCGACATGGGGAATTGCAAGGGATACGATGCGTTTTTCTTTCAGTTTGGCGTTTTAATTGAACAAATTGAAAGAATTATGATGCCCGGTCGGTCGGTTGTTATCCATTGCATTGACATCCCCGCCATGAAAGAGCGCGACGGGTATATCGGGCTGAAAGACTTCCCCGGCGATATTATCCGCGCATTTCAAAAGGTCGGATTTATCTATCACGGCCGGGTTACGGTTTGGAAAGACCCGCTTATTGAGGCAACCCGCACAAAGGCAATCGGCCTGATGCACAAGCAACTGTGTAAGGATTCGGCGGTATGCCGTCCGGGTTTACCGGATTACGCAATCATCATGCGGAAAGCGGGAATTAACAAAATCCCGATTATTCACCCTGAAGGATTGAAGTCTTACGCCGGAAAAAATACGATGCCAAAAGGCAACCAATCCCATAACATTTGGAGGGCTTATGCTTCCCCTGTTTGGTCTGACATTCGGCAGACCCGCACATTTAACAAAAAAGAGGCGAGGGAAGAATCAGACGAAAAACATATTTGCCCTTTGCAACGCGATTTTATCGAGCGCGCACTGACACTATACAGCAATCCCAGCGAAACGGTCTTTACCCCGTTCATGGGGATCGGATCGGAAGTATTGTCGGCTGTTGAATTTGGCCGCCGTGGGATCGGCATCGATTTAAAGCCGTCATACTTCCGTCAAGCCGTTCGCAACCTGGCCGCAATCGGGACCGCCACAAAGACGGACACCATGATTTAATCCTTGCACCCACTACCCGCCCCGCCGTAAAGTGGCGGGGATGGGTTAGCCCGTCAATCGGAGTGAAGCCCGAAAATGAAACCTGACAACAATTTGACCCCGCACCTGTTCGATCCCTTTGGGCGTGCAATGCGCCCGGATGCTTCACCGGATAAGGGCGGGGTCAATCCTTCTTAAGACTGGACAAGATCCATGAAAATGACCGCCGAACACAAAGCCGCCATGAAAGCCGGACGCAATGCCGCTAAAATCAATTCTAACCCAGAAAAAGTAAATGCCAGTAATGAATTTGAAGCCGAAACCCTCCGAAGGGCGGCATTATACGCACCCTCAGCCAAAAACGCATTTGTTAAAGCGTTTTCTGGCAAATCGAAGGCTTTAGCGATTAAATCCAAGTGTATCGAGTGTTGTGCCTATCAAAAAGCCGAGGTGACGGCTTGTAATGTCAAAGGGTGCCCGCTTTGGCGTTATCGCCCGTATCAGGGGAAGGGCGGAGAATGAACGGGGATAAAAAGCACCCTTACGTCAAATGGTATGGCCGGGATTGGATCGGTGATACCATGCTCCGAATGTGTACCCCGGAGGAGCGCGGAATATGGATCGACCTGCTTTGCCTTATGATGGACGGCAACCCATACGGGCACCTCGCTATAAACGGTGAAGCATTGACAGATGAAGAAACGGCGAGGGTTATTGGTTGTGACGTGGCGACCTTTAAAGGTATCCTATATAGGATCGAAAAGCGCGGGATAGCAAGCCGGACAGAAGCGGGAATGCTTTACAGCCGCCGATTAGTACGGGATCACAAGCGGTTTATTGACGGCTCAAAGTTTGGAAAGAAGGGCGGCGGAAATCCAGCTTTACACTCTGAATCAGAGAAAGAGAATACAGATATTATAACCCAGAAGCCAGAAGCCAAAGGAAGTATAAAGGGGGGGTATATAGGTCAAACACCCCCCCGCGCTGGGGTCATTGATGAAAATGAAGCCATGCGGGAAATCTGCCGGATCGGGTACGGCTGGGATGACGACGGGGAACACAAACACAAACTAGACAGGGGGCGGCATAGGGCATTTTTTGCGTGTGCCGTGGCGTTTATGGTACGGGGTGGATTGGGCATGGTGTTAAAGCCGACCGACTTCGCGACTTACGTCCATTCCTATTTTGGCAAAATGGAGGATGATTTTTATGACCTTGACGACGAAAAGAGCCTCCCCCGGTATGCCGTTGCCCGGATCGGCGCGTTGACTGACAACGACCTTGCGAAATACGGAACGCGATATTTTGAGTTTATTGTCAAGGATTTCAACGGGATATTCGGGCTGGAAAACGACGCGGCGTTTAAGAAACACCGGGCAAAGCAGATTGAGATCCAAAACAGGAGGGCGGAACGGTGAAATGGTTTGAATCATACCATCAACGGTGGGGCGTGCCGATAGCTAACCCGGAACAATGGGAAAAGCATTTTTTCCATGCAACGGGGGGACAACCAATTAACGGCGATCAGATATGCCGGGCGATAGACGCAATACGCGATTCCGTCAAAGCCCCGTCAATCGAACGGATGACCGCCGAACTTTGCCGCGTCAAGCCCGCTAAAACCACGTTTAAACCGTCCACAATGCCCCTAGCCGGCCCGCCGAGGTTGCAGGGCTGTACTTATTGCCGGATGTCACCCGGTTGGATTGAATGGTGCCCTGAAATAACCGACCCCGACGAAATGACGATGACCCGCAAGCAAATGGCCTACTCGCTTTTCATCCCTTGCGATTGTCCGGCCGGTCAGAAACTCGGAGGGAACACAATCAACTGCGGGTATTTTCTTTACGGGATACCCGGACAGGCAGGAATGAAGCGTGCAAACTGGCAGGACGCTTTACGGGCGGCAAAGTGGCAACAGGGTAGGGAGGTTGATTTAGATTCGGTTGTAGGGCAAGCTGGACCCCTAGAAGTGGCAAAAGCTGTTGCTAATGACCTGCGGGACAAGCCGGAAGGGGTTGGGCCGGTCGAACAACTCCGAAACGCGCTAATTCAGGCGCAAGGGCCGGGTGAATGGTGAGCGATACAATCGAAAGTAAATTCGTCTATGTGCCAATTCCGCAGAACGGAGATTCGGTCATCTGTCTGCGCTCGCAAGCGGGCTATTGTCCAGACAGCGATTGCCCGCACTACCAGGCGCACTCCTACGGGCCGGACTGCCGGACGGATGAATGCGGGGACGGTGAAAGGGAGTGCGTTGAATGTCGAGAGGATCAACGGGAGGACAATTAGATGACCGCGCCACAAATGACCCGCGAACAAATTAAGGCGGCTGGATTGACGTTTAATGAACAACCGTCCGGCGTTGCGGCGTCCATGCGCGGGCTGGTTGTTCCACATGGAGCATTGCCGATAATCAAGTACGCCGAACCCGTAAAAGAGCGATTGAACAAAACCGAAAAGGAGTATTTACGAATATTGGAAGCGCGGCAAAAAGCGGGCGAGATAAAAGAGATTTACGGTCACCAGGGGATCAAGTTTCAAGTCGGCTTGACACGGTGTTTTTATTCGCCTGACTTTCCGGTTATGGGGTCAGACGGTGTGCTTGAATTGCACGAAGTGAAAGGGGGTCATGTTTGGGATGATGCGCGGGTAAAATTTCAGGCGTGTAAGTTGCGGTATTGGTCATGCCGCTGGGTGTGGGCGCAAAAAACTAATGGTGAATGGAGGATTGAGAGATGAGCGATATTGTTTTGAAATGCGAGTACAAGGGTTATGAGATTGAATGGTTTGACCACGGGTTTTTAATTATTCGGATGGACGGAACAGAATTAAGGCGCGGCATTAAATCTCTAGAGGATTGCCAAGCGTGGATTGACAGGAAAACAAAAGAGGTGTTTGAACGGGTTCCGGTTTTGTTTGAAGCGCCAACGCGATGGAATCAGATTGGCTTCCCAACTCCCCACACGGTCACAAGCGTTATTGATGATTCAAGCGTTTGGGTTGTTTCAGTTGACGGGAAAAGGTCAAAAGAATACATTAGTAGCATTTGGGCTGACACGAAAGCAAATCGGGAATTGGCATTGCAAATAAAGGCTCTTAAAAACTCAATAATAGAAGCGCAAAAGGAAATCAGAGAGATCGAGAAAAAGGCTGAAATTTTCACAATCAAATGAAACACCCCACTCAAACCCCCTGCCTAATGTGCGGCAACAATCCGTCCGACCGGCCATTGCCTGAATTGCGGCGGTGGATCGAAGGGCGGATAGCCGCGATTGAGCATGACCCGTTTGGTGATATGGCGTACATTGTGCCCTATAAAAAAGTGTTGGATCAAATTGCGGAAATGGAAAGGCGGAAAGGATAATGGAAATTACTTTTGACGATGCCGTCAAGATCATCGAAGCCGGTCGGATGATAGCCGAATCGGGCAACGGGCCGGACTTATCGGATATTTGCGAACGGATAACCGAACAGTGGCCGGAACTCAAAAAGGATATGGGTGGGGCATGAGAAGCAAAAAAGAAAGGCGGTCATAATTGCAAGCCATTGTCAAAGGATTGAGCGAGATTGAACTTTCTGAATTAAGAGAAAACGAATTAATTATTAAGAAAGGGTTGAAAACATTTTCAGCAGTCGGAAATGCCTTGCTGATTATTCGTGACGGCAAGTTATATCGCGAATCCCACAAGACATTCGAGGACTATTGCGGGGAGCGGTGGGGGATTAAACAGTCAAGGGCTTATCAGTTGATGGATTCAGCGAAGGTAACTGACAATCTGAAAACTTCCACAATTGTGGAACTTCCAGCAACCGAATCACAAGCCCGCCCGCTGGCAAAGCTGCCAGCCGATAAGCAGGCCGAAGTCTGGGAGAGTGTGACGGAAAAAGCAAAACGAGAGGAAAGGAAGGTTACGGCGAAAGATGTCGAAATGGCTGTGAGTGCGGAAATTAATCCAGAAAAGGAGAAACAAAGCAAGGCTCTTGGGGTCGGAGTAAGAATGGCGAATGATGCCATAGCAATTTTGCAGAAAATTCCAATATCAGACAAATTGCGAGGTATTGGTCTTGACACAGTAACGCAATGGATAAAGGCTAATAAATAAAATGAAAACATCTCTTAGGTTCACAAAAAATTACTCGCTATTTGACCGATGCCTCGAAAATAGGCCGGTCGATCTTTCGCACAGGAGTGACTTAAGGAACAGCATGGCGGCACATGGGTGGATTCCAGCGTACCCAATGCACGTTGTAAGAAACAAGTTTGGCCGAATGTCTATTCGTGACGGACAGCACAGATTCGAGATATCAAAAGAGCTTGGATTGGCGGTGTGTTTTGTCGAATGCGAAGATGCCGCAGATATTTCTGAAATCAACAATTCGCAGAGAAAATGGTTTGTATCTGATTACGCCGGAACATGGGCACAACGCGGCTTGAAGGATTATATTGAACTCGTTGAATTTTGTGACAAACACAAGATTCCCGTATCTCAGGGAGCCGCTATATTATCTGGAACCGTGATATTTAATAATATCAAAGCGGCCTATGTATCTGGTACTTGGAAAATCAAGGACAAGGCATTTGCCGAGAGAGTTGTGGCGTTAAGGTCTGAAACAAAGCGCATAAATTCAAGGGTTTGCAATAACAGTTTTCTTGACGCTATTTCCGGTTGCTGTCGTTGCGCTGGATTTGATGCCGCAAGATTCGTGCATAACCTGAATAGGTGTCCTGAAAAATTAGTCACATACGGAACACGCGATGGAATGCTGGCAATGATTGAGGATATTTACAACTTCGGAAGGCGCGATTTGTATCCCTTAAAAATTGAGGTTGAAAAGGAAATGAGACGGCGCAATCCAGCAATCAAAAAACCCTAAGAGATGGGCGCAGGGGCGCGACTGCGCTATAAACGCGCTTAATTAATCGCAAATCATAGGTAAAAACATGAGAAAACTTGAACACTTGACCGATGACCAGTTGACCGATAGTCTAAACATAGAGCGCGAGGCCGCACACATGGCGATCGACAACGGTAAGGACGTTTGGCCGTTTGCCGTTCGGATAGGTGAGTTGCGGTATGAGGTGTTGACCAGGAAGCGGGAGAGGGATAATCGGACGGTGGTGAAGGAATCAGATCGGAAATGATTTTAAGGTTTGGGGTGAATGTGTCAAGTATTAAAAATCTTAATATATTAAATGCAATAAGTTACAAAAGGCGAAAGGCGTAAAATGAAAACAGATTTAAACGCGCTAGTTGCAAATTGGAGATTAACAGCAGAGCGCAGGATCAGGGCTTCAAAGCGCAATCCAGATAAGGAGACAGGGCGCAAGATGGTATCTACGGCGTTTGTTTTGCAAGCGTGCGCTTATGAAGTTGAGCAAGTCATTAAATGGCACCCCGTCAAGGTACTTTCGGGCCGGTGGGGGTAAACAGGGGGTCGAAGCACATTCCCTATTTTCGCGAAAATGAGAAAAGGATTTAAGAGATTACAAAATGACCAAACAAAGCCTTTTAACCGCAATCGAACTAGAGCGCAAGTATGGAGTCGCCAAGCAGAACATCAAGCGCATGATGGACCGCCACGGCTTCCGCTCCTATTCCGGCTCAAAATACAAAGAAGACGAGTTTTTGCGCGCCCGTAAAGCCGGGGCTGAAATGGACAAGTCAGCCGAAAAGCGAAACCTACGGGCGGGCGGCGGGTCAACCGAAACGATAGACGATGTGCCGGGCGATACGACGGCCATTAAGTTGACCAAGCGCAAAATCAAATTGGCCGATATCTCGATCCAGCGGGCGCAATACGATCTAGACACTTTGCGCGGAAACTTTATCGCAAAAGACAGCTTTCACAAATGCCTTCTTGCCATGCAAAATATCTGCCTTGGAATCATAGACCAATGGATTGACAATATAAGCGCGAAACGGGCGGATGCCGGACTATTGGACGATTTGAGGAAGTGCCGGGATGCGGCGTTAAGTGAAATACAGGCCATTAGGCCGGATGAGGGGTAATGCAACAGGACGTTAAAGAATCAATCTCTTTATTTACTCCATCCGATTGGCGGGTAATAAGCAGCGGCTTTCATCCGCGCCCGCCGTTGAATATCTGGCAGTGGGCCGAACGGGAGGTTGACTTTTCGCTTGCTCCCAATTACGACACGCCATTTCACGGGCCTTATGACCCGGAGTTTATGCCGTATTGGAAAGAGCCGGTAGAGTGCATAACCAATAACGGCGTGCGGGAAATCGTTTGTTTAAAGCCCACGCGGGCGGGCGGTAGTGAGAACATTTTTTTAAACGCAATCCGTTTTTGTATTGCTAACCGTCCACAGCCGATAATGTATTTGACGGGCGACCAGTTGACCGCCGAGCGGTTTATGGAAAAACGGGTTAAGCGCGGGATGAAATGTGCGAAGGCCACGGCGAAAGCATGGCGGCACGCGCAATCGACACAGCACGATATAGCCTTTTTGAATATGGATTTTCGGGTTGCCTGGCCGAAAAGCAAACAGACGTTTAAGCAGGACGGCTGGGCTATGGTCCTGTTCGATGAGTTAAGCATGGCTCCGGACGGCTCGCAGGAACAGGCACGGCGGCGGGTTGACTCTTACCCCTTCCCCCATATCGTTTGGCTTTCATCAATGGACCCCACAAACGGCCGTCCGTCCGATGAGGATCCAATCGTCATTGAATATGAGGATTCCGACCGGGGGGCATGGATGATGCCGGACCCGGTAACGGGCGCGGACTTTGCTTTTGAACACGCGGGTATCCGGTGGGATGAAACCGCAAAGACGGCGGACGGGTGGGATTTAAAGGCTGTTTCGGAGTCGGCGCATTATGTTACCCCAGCAGGAACGCGGATCGAAGAACGGGACCGGCTAAGGGTTGCGCGGTCGGGCCGGTGGGTAGCCACAAACCCCAAGGGCACGCCTAAAAAGCGGGGCTTTAAGGTTGTCGCCCCCATGATTCCGTTTGCGTCCTGCGGCTTTGGGGCACTTGCCAAAGAGTTTCTAACGGCTAATGACCGAGGGGCCGTTGCGCTGAAAAGCTATTTTTACGAGCGGTGGTGTGAAAAGTATTACGAAAAGAAAATTACCGCCAATGTTACCGTGCTATCGGAACGGGTGGGTAATTACGGGTACAAAGAGAAGTTTTACGAGGCGGATACTGTGCCTGGCTTCCCGGGCAAGCCGTTTTATGTCGGACAAAAGGCAACGCGCATAATGACCATTGACGTACAAAAGGAACACGTTTGGCACGTTGTCAGGGATTGGATTAATGGAGATTCCGGCCTTGTGAAGTATGACCGGGTGGGGCGGTGGGAACAGATCGAACAGGAAGCGAACGATTTGAACGTCGGTCCAATATTCGTTGATAATTCCTATGCGGATCGACAAGCGGAAGTGTTCCAAATGGCCGGAAAGCTGAAAATGTATCCGATTTACGGACGGGATATTAAGGGCATTCCGTTTATTGCGTCCACGAAAGACCCTGAAACCGGCGACAAGTCAAGCCCTGAAACACAGATTTTGACGTACACCTTTAACCCAGATGTGTTTAAGCCGATATTCTTTGACATGATGACCGGGCGCGGGAAAAATAAATGGTACGTTTACCGGGATATTGAACGGGAATATTGTTCGCAAGTGGTTGCGGAGGAATGCGTTGACGGTGTTTGGAAGTTGCGGAAGGGCTACACGCGCAATCATTTGTTCGATTGCGAGGTGTACCAGGTGCTAGGTGCGAATATCATGGGATTATTGCGTTTCTAAAGAGGTAAATTAAATGAAAGAAAATGAATCTATTCCTAAAATAATATCAATAGCCGAACTTATGAAGTTGCCAGAGCCAACGAAAGAGCAACAAATAGATTTAGAGTGCAATTATAGGCGAGGATTTTGGCATGGAGTTCTTTGCGTAATAGAGATAATTCATAGGCTGTATTCGCTTGGATATGGTCGCCCCAAAGAAATTGCAAACATAATAGAGAGATGGGCTTACAAAGATATTCAACGGTGGAAATCGTGGGTTTCAGATGACTATAAAAAAAGGCCAGATTGGAATTGTGGGCACCCGCCATTTTCTTTTAAATCTTGGTATTCAATGCGTTCTGAAACTATAAAAAAAGACTGTGGGAAGTGTGTATTATGTGGAAGCAGTGAGTTGCTTGAAGTCGATCACTTTGTATCTGTTTTAGACGGCGGCATACCGGAGGAAGGAAATTTAAGAACGCTATGCCGATCTTGCCATAAACAAGAACACAGAGATAATTAGGCTTTTAATTTGCTCCGCCTTGCGGTGAATTGGCCTCCCCGATAGGGGTACGGCATACCCAAGGCGGGGCTTTTCATTTCGTTTTGTAAATATATTCTTGCGTTATATGCCAACTTCGCATATAATACGCGGCACTATGTCAAACATAGACAACCTTAAAGCCGCATATTTGATCGAAGTCAATAAGATCACGAACCCGCTTTTATTGGCGCAAGCCACGGTTTTATTGGATGAATACATAGCCCTTAAAACCGCCGTATCGAGTTTGAACGCGCAGACTTTGGACAGCTATTCAATCGCACAACGGAGCATTCAACGGCGCAAGATTGAAAACGCAGAGGCGGCTTGCCGGTCAAAAGAATTTGAATTGAACCGGGCCTTGTACGGTGTTTCAGCCATTGCGGATATGAGTCAAAGCGAATTTCAGGGGGTATCAGTTTGAACCCATTAACGGCAATCGCTACGGCGGCCGGCAAGTTCAAAGCCGCCTATTATGACGCGGCGGAACGGTCATACAGCCGCCAAAATTTGGGCTTCGGGCGGCAACAGGGCAAAGCGGAAGACAACGCGATCACCGTACAGGACCGGGAAACTTTGCGGAATGAGGCGTTAGACCTTTACCGGAATGATGCTACGGTGCATGGGATTGTAGAGCGGTTTGCTGATAACGTGGTCGGAAGCGGGATAACTCCACAAGCCAAAACGACCGATGAACTTTTCAACCGCGAAGCCGAGGACTACATCAAGGCAATATCCCTTGCGCCCGAAACATCGGGCCGGTTCTCAATGGTTGACGTTCAAAGAATGATTTTACGCTCTCTGTTTGTCCACGGCGATATTCTTTTGCACCTGTTGGACGACGGCCATTTTTCCCTTATCGAATCGGAACGGATTGCAACCCCGTCAAAAGACCCGCCGCCGAATATGCTAGACGGCGTGCAAATCGACCCGCTTTACGGAAATATCGTGCGCTTTGCGGTGTTCAATCGGAACAAAGACGGGATAGTCGATAAGACGCAAACCCCGGCCTATGTGTATCCTGAAAGCGCGATATTTATGGCGCGGCCATTCCGACCAGACCAATATCGGGGCGTCCCTGAAATCGCCTCAATGGTCACACTTGCGCGGGATTTGAAGGAAATCCGGCAAGCGTTTTTAGGCAAGGTGAAGCTCGAAGGGCAAAACGCCTATGCGGTTTATCTCGAGGGCGGTATCAGCGCGGCCAATGTAGGGGCGCGGGGTGGGACAAATGAAGTCGGACAGAAGCAATTAACGCGGATTGAAAACAATAAGATCCATTATCTATCCGAAAAAGAGCGCATCCAATCGCTTGCCAGCGTATCACCTAACGCGCAATATGAAGGATTCTATCGCTTCATGTGCCGGATTATGGGAGCGGCGGTAGGGTTGCCGTATGAATTTGTCTTGCAGGATTTTTCGCAAGGATCATTTTCGGCTAGTCGGGCTGCTCTCCTCCAAACATACGCAACATTCAATATATGGCAGAGCCTAATGGTTGGCCGATTTCTTAATCGTTGGTACTTTTGGCGCATATCGAAAGCGATTAAACGCCGGGAGATTCGCCCCGCCCCGCTAATGGATGACGGGTACACGTCGCAAGCGCGTCTGGTTAATTGGAACTTCCCAGAATGGGAATGGGTTGACCCGCAGAGCCAGCAACAGGCCGATTTAATTGCCTTCCAAATGGGCGTCAAGTCGCATACTGATTTGGTTGGCAAGCGCGGCAAGGATAGCGAGGAAGTACTGCGGGAGAAATTCCGTAACATGGCGATTGCGGATCGAATCGCCAAAGAAACGAATAAGGATTACGGGACAAGCTTCACATGGGAAAACGGAATATATGCGGCCATACCAGGGCAAGTTAATCAGGCGCAAGCGGCGAAACAACTCGAACCGCCGAAAGATGAAAAGGTGATAGAATGAAATTAATGCGCGTTTTGCAAAAGGTGTATTGCGAGCCGTGGCTAATCCGTCCAGATTTTCACGCCCGCATTGCTGATATTGTCAAACTCCACGCGGCGGGCAATGAAGCCCAAATTAAAGCCAACCTTGCCATGATGGGCTTGGATATCGAAGAACCGGAAGATATTGAATGTGAAATGATTGGCGCGGTTGCCGTACTTCCGATTCAAGGCGTGATCGGAAAGCGGGTGGGGATGCTTCAAAAAACATCGGGCGTCACTGATATTGACGAGGTGTCCGCCCTGTTTAATTCGACAATGGCAGACCCTAGCGTCAAGGCTATTTTGCTTGATATCGATTCTCCCGGTGGAACAGTCGGCGGGGTTATGGAATTTGCGGAGTTAATCCGCGATTGTCGATCTGATAAACCCGTTTGGGCTTTTACCGATGGAGATATGGATAGCGCGGCCTATTGGATCGGATCTGCTTGCGGCCATATTGCGGCAACGTCATCGGCTTGCGTTGGATCGATTGGAGTCTATCTGCCACTGATTGACCAATCCCGTGCGTATGAAATGGCCGGATATAAGGCCGAAGTTATCAAGGCGGGCGAACTAAAGGCTATCGGAGTGCCGGGAACTTCTCTAACCAGCGAACAGCGGGCGCACCTTCAATCGCAAGTTGACTACCTTTGCGATATGTTCAAGGCCAGCGTCAACGAGGGGCGCGGTAAAACGATTGATCCAAGCTTCATGCAGGGCCAAGCGTTGTATGCCCCGCAAGCGTTAGCGGCTGGCCTTATTGACGATGTGGTGAGTAACCGTCAAGAAGTGATTGACGGATTAAATAAATGCTGTTAATATATGCGCGTTCAATATGAAAGGAATAAATATGAGCGACCTGTTGAAAAAGCTTGAAGCCGCCGAGCTTCTGGCAAAAGAAAAAGCCGATCTATGCGAAACCTTGAAGGCCAGCATCGAAACGGAAAAGGCGCAAGCGGTTGACCTGCAAACCAAGCTTGAAGCCGCCAATGTCGCCATTACGTCCGGCGTTGCGAAAGCCGCCGAACTGGAAAAAGCGATTGAAGCGCACAAGGCCGAACTGATTACCGTCAAGGCCGAATTGGAAACGGTCAAGGCGAAGTTAGCCATTGCTCCCGGCAACGATTTGGGCGAAGGTGACAAAAAGCCGATGGGCGCGGGTGTGGCTGGTGATCCGGTTGATCATAAGGCCGTGTATTCGAAGATTTCTGACCCGATGGCGCGTGCCAAATATCGGGCAGAGTTCGGTAAATTCCTCTAAACAATAAGCGAAAGGCAAGAAAATGAAGAAAATTCTGGTAGTGTTGGCGGTGTTCGGTTTGCTGGCTTTTGGCGCGTATGCGGATTCGATGAGCGTTACCGTGAGCGTGACCAACGGACAGGCGATCAGCTATTCGGCGGCAATTCCCGTGAGCGGCATTCTGGAAAAGATTGAGATTTCGCAGACGGCCACCACCACGAATATCACGATTGCCACCTATAATGGGACAACCGCCGTCGAAACGTATGCGAGCGTGTTGCTGTTAAGCGGCGCGACTTCGAAGCTTGTGCGCCCTGTGTTTCTGCCCACCGACAACACCGGCACCGCTTTAGCTGCTGTTTCGTCCGGCGTTGGCACGAACACGCTGACGCAGTTGTCTATCCCGTATCAAAAGGCGATGCTTGGCGGGAACGTCAAGATGGCCGTTACCGCCGGTGCCGCCGACTCTGTTGTCACGGCGATCATCTACTACACCCCCGTCAAACGCTAATAAAAACATAAAAAAGGAATATCAAAATGTCCACCACGATTTCGAATATCAACACCGCCAAGATTGAAATGGCAGTCCAAGCCGCTCTGAAAAACAAGCTCGTCCCGTTAAATGCGTTTTCAGTCAAGGCTGAAATGGCCGGTAAAGTTTCCGGCAATACCAGCTACGTCCCTGTGTTGGGATCTCCGACCTCGCAAGTGAAAACGCTTGGAACCGCCACTTCCGCCAACGGCTCGATTACCGGGAAGCTGGTCACCCTGAATACCCCCCGCGAAGCCTCTTTCTCTTTGATTGAGGGGACTGTCGCTCCCGAAGACGTGCAGACCTATGTCGAAGGATTGAGCAAAGAAGCGACCTACGCGGTTTGCAAAGACATCATCGACACCGCGCTGGCCCTTGTGACCAATGCGAACTACTCGACGAAGCACACGGTCGCCGCCGCAGATTTCGGGATGAACGATCTTGGCGTTGTTTTCCAGAAAGCGGAAGATCTGAAACTGTCCGAAGATCGAAGCTTGATTCTTAACGCGGCCTATGCCGGACAGTTGATTGGCGAATCCGGCCTCGGATTGGTTCTGGCCACCCTTGGCGATCAAGCCTTGAAAACCGCCGTACTTCCTCCTCTGATGGGTATGCAGTCCTATATGTATTCCGGTATGCCATCCAACAGCGAAAACTTGGGCGGTATCATTGTTGACCGTCGGGCGATTGCGGTTGCGATTGCTCCCTGGTCCACGTTCGGTCAGGGTGGCGATACGATTTTTGACAGCCTTGTTACTGATCCCGACAGCGGAATCACCGTCAATCTTCGGATGATCTACAACGGCGACGGCGGCTACCTGAAGGTCAACGTGTCGGCTCTCTTTGGTGTGGCCAAAGTGCAGGATGCTATCGTCCGTATTGTGACCGCGTAAGCGAAGGGACTCCTATGAAAATCGGAGCAATCGTAATCGAATTAAGGGAGGGCGGATTGCACGCCATTCCTTTCAATTCAACCGTGCCGATGGTTGAAATGGCGCGCAAGATTCGGGACGCCGGAGTTGTGACCATCGGGAAAAAATCCGAGGCCGTATTGATGGGGGTGGCCATTGCTACCGGAACCCCGCACGGCGAAGTGATGAAATTCCGTTGCGTCAAGCCGGTGGTGAGTAAGTAACCAAAAATCCGATCAAATCAAAAGGGACGGGTGTGGTAATTCCCGCCCGTCCCTTTTTCATAAGGTGACAACGTGTCATTGACCGATGAAATGGCGAGAGACTTGGCCGAAATGATTAACGACTTTCCGGCGTCTATCTGCATGGCTCAATCCGGCACGCCTATCCCGGCAACCGTTTCACCTTTGACCCGCGAAAATCAGACCGAAACAAATGGAGTTTTCCAGAACTACGACGCGCAAGTTGTTGCTTCGCTTTCCGGCTTTGCTTCCATCCCTGAACCTAACGACGCTTGTTGGGTCACTGATACCGCAACCGGAATGAATAACACCCGTTGCATTATTAAAAGCGTTATGCGCGACGGCGCGGCCTTGACATTTACCGTCAAACGGGGGCGCACATGAGCTTAACTTTTATCAGATGCAAGGTCGATTTTAAGCGCGAAAAGCTTATCGCCACCGCGAAGGCTTTGGGTGTATCGATCCAATTTTTGCTTTACGATCAGGCGCGGCTATTAGGGCTTAACTTGATGCAGATTTCCGCACCTTCCAAAAAGCTTTTCAAGGACGGCCAAAAGCCGGACACCAGCGAGCGCAAAATGGGTGAGAATGCCGTCGATGGGGATCTCAATAAAATCATCGTAGAGGTTGGCGAAAAGAACATTGCCGATTCATGGGACGTGCAGGGATATCCCGCCGTCGCATTTCGCACGCGGGGCGGGGCGGTTTATGCCGTTGAAAAGACGATGGTTGATTTGAAGGGCGTGCGGATTGCCGATCAGCATAAAAAATATCGATCTGCTAAAACGGGGCGGGTAGTTGCGCCTAAATCCATAACCCGCCAAGGACACGGAAAACTAAAATTTATCGACAAGCTTGCCGTCAAAAGTGCGCCTTTAAATCGCTATCGGCGGCAACTTAAAAAAGACGTTGGAACCTTGAAGGCCGGATGGATACGGGGCGCAATGTATTTCGCCGCACGGTGTAACGGAAAGGTATCCCCTCCGTCATGGGTTGCGCGTAACGTTTCACGGTATGGCGGAAACGGTGCCGGTGGATCAATCAACGATAAAGGATTCGGGAGTCTTTATATCGAAAACACCTCGCCTTTCGCACGGTCTAAAACGCTTGCATCTATGATTGCCGTTGCTTTGCGGACGCGGGCGCGGGATATTGACCGGAATGTCGTCAAGCGGTCTGATGTGATATTCGCGCAGTACCAGGGCGGACAAACCCCGCAACCGATAAAGGCGGCATCGTGACAACCATCCGAAGCGCAAAATATGCTTGGTCAAATGCCGAAAGGCGCATCTTCAATTATTTGAATGAAAAGATCGGGCTTGTAGAAGGCATTAACTTTTTCATTGCCGACGAAATCAAGGGCGCAAATAAACCCGACCACTTGAAAATGCTTTCGTTTTACCTTTCAGGCAATGGCGAATTGGTCCGCATTAATCCCAAAGTCCGCCCGTGTGCATCCCGGCGCATGGCCGGAAAACTTGACGGATATTTCACCGTGCGGCGGGAAGCTCAGGAATTGACCGGCCTTATATTGGATCACATTCCCACCGGACAGAATGACGCCGGAGTATTTGAGATTGAAGGCGTGCAAAGCTTTACGCCCATATCGGAGCCGGTATTAACGCGGGATGTAATCATTTTGCTTGATGACATTGAGTCCGATAAGGGCGGAGAGATTCAATGCTGGCATTTAGATTGGGACTTCGAGGCGGTGTTTACAAATACGGATCAAATACAATAAGGAGAATATGACATGACTGATTTAGCAATTCCTTTTGGAGCAAGCGGCGGGTTTGGCGATACGTTTACCGGATGGGCAATGCAAGACCCCGACAAAAACGCGCAGGCAAACCGATACAACGCTCTTAATGCGTTAGGTAATGAAGTTGCCAGCGCGTTAGGCGAAATCAAAACAAGCGTGACATCGAACTACGTTGCCACGGCGAACACCTGTTGGGCGAACATTCCGCCGCGATTGGGCGCGGTCATTGCGGGCATTGTGTTGGAGTCAATCGCCATTGGCACGAATGAACAGGGATTTGCGACTATGGCTTTGTCCGGCCATTTCCACGCGGCCAATACGCACGCGGATGGAACTTTGCAGGAATTTGAGCATGGAATCGGAGCGATCGCTGACACGGCAAATCCGGCGATTGGATTCTGTTTCCTCGAAGGCGAGGACAGCAACAATATCGCATCCGTTGAATCGTCCACAATTACGGCCACTTGTGACCATGTGGACGTTGGCGGTGCGGTGCATTTGGCCGGTGAGAATCACAACGCACGGCTGGAAGCGTCAACGACATGGCATGGAACGGTTGACACGCTTGCGGCTGCGGGTTGGGATGTTACCGGGAACCAGGAACAAACCGGAAACAATAAATTCAAAAGCCACACAATCACCGGCACAAAGGCTCTTGCGCTTTATGTCGCTCCGTAAAGGCGGCTTAAATGCTGATAATACAAAAGCCGATTGTTTCCCCTTTGGTCAACTCCGCACTTGATGAAATACGCAAGCGCGGGGTTGAACCATCGGCGGAAGATATTGTCTGGTTACACTATTCCGCCCAAAAAATGACGGGGCGGGACGTGCGAGATATTCCGGTGCTTTTGGATCTCCCGCTAGAAGTCGGCGGCACGTTACTTTGGCCGATGTGCCGGGGCGCGGCCTTGTGGTTCAGATTCGTTGCATTGCCGCTATTCGGGGATGATGTCCGCGTTTTAGCCTTTGCTCTGGCTTTTGGACGTGACGCGGAAGGACTCCAGCGGCTCAATGCACGGGCGCAAATCGCCGATAAGGTAAACACATGGGCCAACACGTTATCATGCACGGCGCAGGCGTTGGAGGAAGCGGTTGACCGTGTGGTGATGGGAGATAGCGAGCCGGTTGACATTGACAGTCCGCTGGAAAATAAAAAAATGCAATATCGAGCTGTTAACTATGGCGAATCGGTTGCGTTGCTTTGCCATAATTACCCCGGCACAACCCCGGCTTACTGGCTTTGGGACGTATCGCAGGACTTTATGGATGATTGTTACTCGCACATTGCTAAAATGATGCCGGGATATTCGGGACAGGCGGGCGCGCAATCGGAAGCTGGTGGTAATTTTCGGGCGGTGGTTTTAGAGATCATCCGAAAGGGGCTTGAAAAATGTCAGGGTTAAAAATAGATATCGGCGCAAGCAATAACGCAAGTAAAGTTTTCAAGGAAGTCGAAAACGATCTTGATAAGCTTTCGCGCAGGGCTAAAAATTCAGGCGGCGGGGCTGGAGGCATGGGGAATGTCAAGGGCGGCGGGTTCTTTGGGAATCTGGGGGATGCTAAAGGCAAGTTTCTTGCGGGCGACATGGGTGGGGCTATTGCGAGCGTTACTAAAGCGATTGGATTGATGGGTGCGGTGATTGGCGCGGCGGCAATGATTATCGGAAAGCTTATAAGCGGGGCAAGCAAAACATCCGAACGCCTAGATGAAACATCAAAAGCGACTGGATTTTCAACGACCGCGTTACAGGCATTAGAGGATGCCGCGAAAAGAAACGGCGTTCCGCTTGATTCATTGCGCGGAAAACTTGAAAAGCTAGTGAATGTTCAAAACAATATCGGCGACAACAAGGAAGCGCAGGAGGCATTTAAACGGCTTGGAATTTCGCTCGAGGAAGTGGCCGCGCTTAATCCCGACCAACTTTTAAAACGCATTGCGGACGGAGTTAAAAAGACGGGTGACCAAGGCGCGGCTTTTAAGATTTTAGGAAAAGGCGCGGCAGAATTAAGATCGACATTGAAAGAATTAGCGGACGTTGGATATGGCGGACTGGCTGTTTCCCCTATGCTGAATTTAAGCAATGAAAACATTGCCGCAATGGATAAAATTGGAGACACAATAACAGATTGGAAGGGCAGACTTAAAAAGCTTGGTGACAAAATAGGGGCAGGGCTTGCAACGGGGGCACTGCGTCTTGTTGGAGGACAAGGCGCAATAGATGAAGCCACTAAAAAGCGCGAAGAAGAAATGAAGATTGAGGAAGAACTTGCGGCGGCTACCCGTGCGCGTCAAGTTGAAGAAGTTAATAAGGCGAATGAGGTTTTGCGCCTCAAAAAAGAGTCCGCAAAAGTCGAAGAAGATTTGCAAAAGCAGACGCAAGAAATAAGCGACAAGCAGGAGCAAGCGGCCATCGAGCAAAAGCAATTTGAAAACATCCGCGAAGGGTTAGGACGGAAGCGCGGGGATAAGATTCCTGGGGAAAAAGAAAAGCCGCAACCTAAAACAACAGCCGATATTTTAGCGCAAGTCGGAAAGAAAACGGAAGGCTTAGATTTGCTTCCCACAAAAGAAGATAAAAGACCACTAGTAAAAGGCCTTTTCGATTGGCGCGGCGACCAAACGCCGGAGCAGGTGATTGGCGGCAAGATCAACAACGCGCTCGATGCCGGATCGATCAAAGATGACAAGCGCAAGGATAAAGCAGACGAACGGGCGAAACGTCGCTTATTGGCCCTCGCTAGACAGGCCGATGATGCAGAGCGGCGCGGGGTCACTCCATCGGCAAGGCGCAGGGCCGCACGGGATGCAATAGCCGCGAATGTCGCATTGCAAAACGCGCAACAAAACATCGATAAGCGCAAGCGTGATATCGAACAGGCTCAATTAGACTCTGTAATAGTCCAAAAGGAAATCAGGGACAATACGGCATTTCTCAAACAGGCGATCCAGATTCAAGGGGGTGGTTAATGAGTGGCTGGTTATCGTCTGGGGCGACATACACGCGAATTGACTACCAGAAAATCCCGCATATTCAATGGCGCATTCGGGCGTTCGGAACTCCTGAAAAATGGAAATGCACGGAGACTATCACAGTCGATGAGGCGCGGGGTCTTACGAAAACCTATGCGGAAAGCGAAGCCGCCGCCGCTGCGTCTGATACCGTTACCGCAAAGTCCAGCCGGGACAATGACGCCGACGGGTACAAATGCGTCAAAACCGAACGCACATTTACCGATTGGGAAATAGTCACATAGGTTTATATATGGCTTTACGATTAAAAGACGATTTTAAGCCGGGATTCATAAACCAATTGACGGCGGATTGGCTCAATACGGTTGCGCGTTGGCTCAATAGTTTGAACATTGCGAATGGTGAAGTCGAGCGCACGCCGTTCGATATGACGATCTATCCCGGGCTTTACGGTGACTTTTCAAACAACCTTAAACGCCCTTTTGATATTGTGGACATTACGGATGATAACTTCAAAATATCTGACTTCCTATCCGACCAATCTATTTGGTATCGAGGCAAACGCATTGCATCAATAACGGCGGGCGCAGGGTTGACTTTCGATACTGACCATTGGGAAGCAACCGATCCGCTTGCCGCCGATCAATACGTCTGGCTCGAAATCGACAACAGCAACGCGGGAGAGACAACCATTATTATGGGGTCTGATATGCAAGCCGATACAGAAGATCCTCGCTTTGATTATATCGAAGTCATCCCGCTTTGGTTTTTCCCGGTTGCTACGGGCGCAATTACGGCGGCTGGCATTGGAGATTTGCGCGGGAGCTTCCGTCTATCGGCAATGGCGTAACCATGAAAACGACGATCCTGATATATTGCGCAATGGTTTGCATGGCAGCGGGTCAATGGTCAACGAGCGTTTGGCCGTCCTATCAACACCCGCGCCAATCTGTGGCGCAGTTTCAGGACGTTCACAGCGCGGCGGTAGAACGATGCTATGCGGCGGGGGTATCCATTGCAGAATTGCGGTTTTACCGTTCGCAATATGACAATCTGACAAATATCAAGGCCCGTCTAAAGTCTGCTATTCCGGCTTACATTGTTACGAATGGAATGGATGGCGATTTATCGGGATACATCGAATCGAACGGCATACCGTTTTACACGATAACAGGATTGCTCTATTCGATCAAAATGCCAACCAATTTTTTAGACTACACGCCTTTTTCAAATCTTTCTGGCGTCGGGCCTTTGACTAATTCGGGTTATGCGTGGGGTAACGGATGGACGAACGCGCAGACTAAAGCCGGGGGGACTAATTACCCACCAGGGCGCACGAATTGGTACACAACTGATTACGGGATAATGTGGATTACCAATATATTTCCGGCTTTGGTTTGGGTTGACGCTCCGGCTTCCTATTCGTCAACTTATAGGTATGGGTCAATCACTTTTGAAAACAATCAAAATTTTAGCGAAGGCAAGGCAGGAGCAGAATCAAATTTTAACTTCACCGCATTCAATGCAAATATCATTCCACTCCAATTCACCGCGCTATCAGTTGCGTTTTACGATACAGGGGGGGGAGGTGCTGGCCTTTACATTGCCGACGCGCAAGCTGTAACAAGCCGGATCATGCCATTGGTCATCGGAAATATAACAAACATGACTTTTGATGCAGATTTCTACGTATTATGCGGCACCAATTATATATCGGAATATTATTCAGATTTTGCTTGGAACGGCGTGGAAACCGTGTTCGATGATTTCGGGACTCCCAGCGTATTTACCAACACGACCCGCATTTATTCAGGCACAAATATAACCTATCCCGAAGCGGTTGCGTTTATGGGTTCAACTAATATGCCGTCAACTTGGGCGGCAGACCCCATAACCAATCTTGATTTTAACACGAGTGTTCGCGGATGGGGTCTAGACGGTTCTTGGATAATTCTCAAATTTGACGGCACTAATGGATTCAAATACCGATGAATCCCCATAAAATCAACTTGCTTTATATAAAGAAATGTCGCTATATTAACCAAAAGGAAAAACACACATGAAAATGATAATTAGCCTTTTTACCTTCCTTCCGTTTATCGTATTCGGGCAAGTAATCAAGCCGATCACGATTAACAGCTACGAAACGACCGCCCCAACGCTTCAGTATTATCAGGCGAACGAAATCACAATCCCGGTATATCTTAAGAACGGCACCAATGCGGCGAACATAACGGGTATGACGCCGTTCTTTTCTTGGTCGAGCGGAACAAACGCAAGCGGAATTATGACGGCGGCTTGTGCGGTTGTAAATTCAACACAGGGATTTTTCAACGCCACATTTAGCCAAGAGTCATTAAACGCGAACGGTTATTTTATTTATGAAGCGGGCGCAAAAACGAACGGCAAGCCGGTGGTTTATCGGCAGGGCGTTTTTCAGTTAATCAGGTCGCCATACGCGGCGGGGGTGGGTCCGGCGCAACTTTCGACCAATATCGACTTTGCTATTTATACGCCGGTCAATGCGCCGTGGATATTAACCAACGCGATTGATAACGTAACCCTAATTTGGGACAACGGCGTTTTGAAGTCGCAAGGATCGGAAGCACCTGATTTAACAGCCAGAGCCGCCATCGTAGCGGAAACGAACAGGGCGCAACAGGCGGAGGCGCAACTGTCGGCCAATTTTGCGAATTACACCCTCACGAACGACCAGCGACTTGTCGGCGCCTTGACCAATCCAGCGGCCTTTGATCCGGCTGGAAGTGCGGCGGGAGTTTCTAATTTACTATCGGGATATGTTCCAACAGACGACCCCGCGTATCTTGCGTCGATCACCGGCGCGGTCTACGGGGCGCAGGACGGGCCGACGATAGCGGGTGGCGTGCTGACGGTTGGGACAAACCTTTTCGGCGGCGGCACGGGCGGCACAGGCGGCGGGAATGTGGCCAGCGTAACGGGCACGGGCGGGCTTGTGAATGTCGGGTTGACTACCGGGGCGGTCTTTATTGCGCTGTCGGATGCTACCACTCAAAGCCTCGCGAAAGCGGATGCGGCGGTACTAACCACAACGCCGGGATACACCAATGCGACGGCGCACGCAGGATCAGGGCACGGAGTTTCGGCTGATGGTGGCTTTTATGGTGGTACGTCTCCGGAAAATATAGGACAGGGTGGGGGGATCGGACTTGGTGCGGTTGCGCGGTACGGAGGGGCGGCTGGATGGCAGGCGGTTGCTTTTGACGGCGGGTCTGTTGGAGATGGCGCAGCATCAGACGATGGCGGGGCAGTCGGTAAAAGTGCTAAAGCGGGCGATGGGTTTGCTGGTGGTAAAAACGCATTTGCGACAGATGACGGGACCCTTACGGGAACGCGAATCGACGCAATTCAACTCGGAAGCGGCGGAAATACCAATCCGCTATCCCTTCAAATTTACGGCTATCAGTTGATGAGTTCTGCCGGATTTGTGCCGGTTGCGCGATTGAACTCCATCCCCACCAACGCCCTAGACGCGACCGCCGACCTCGCATACCGCAATCTCGCCACCAATACCATCGGCGCGTCTGGGTCCGGCTATCACGCCCTTACCAATGACGCCGGGGTGATTAAATGGGTTCCGTTTACCCCCGGCACGGGCGGCACATCGACGGGCGGGGTGACGGCGTTGCAGGTGACGAATATTGCGAACGCGGCGGTAACTCAATGGGCTACCAATCCGGCGACGGCTCCCCCTTATATTGATGGTTACAATCTTGATTTTACGACCGGAACCGTCCGGTGGATTGTCGGCGGGTACACCAACCGCATGATTATGACTGCCAGCAATTTCACCTTTTCGATTCAGGGGACAAATTATGTTTTCCCGTAACCTGATAGCTGGATTCCTTCTTTGTGCATTTACTTGTATGGCAGAGGACCAACGATTGTGGTGTGCTCCTAATTATGGTGTGTTTAATTTAAGATCCATCCCAAATTCAGTTTATACAAATTCCGTTTTCTGGGGAATTACGGGGGACAATCCGAATAGATACGAGACGTGGACGGTAGCCAATGGCGCAAAAACGCATTCGCCTATTGGACTGCAAACCAATCCGACAAACCGCCCTATCTATCAATCTGACGGCTCGCTATATTTCGACGGAATAAACGACTCAATCACGCTTTCGAGTTCCAATGAGTTTAATTTCGGTATAGGCAATTTTTCGATTTCGGCATGGGTCAAGCCGTTGACCGTGGAGAATAACCGCTTGATATTGGATAAAAGGGTTAGTCCTTCGGCTGGTGGATACAGTCTCGGAACGGTTACTAATGCATTTGTTTTTTCGATAAATCATCTAGCGGGTACTCCGATATTTTTAATTCAGTCTTCGGCTGTGTTGACAACTGGATCATGGTTCCATGTGGCTGTAACAGTAGATAGACCCAATAATTTTGCGCGCTTTTTTGTCAATGGAATAACCAATAGTTCAGGAACCATTACAGCGGTCGGAAACATATCTTCCGGTGTACTTCCCGTCATCGGACAACGCACCCTTCCAACTAGCTCGCTAACTAATTTTTACGGATCAATCGGAGGATTGCAGGTTTTTAGTTACGCGCTTAGCACTGTGGATGTGTTGGCAATTTACGCAAAAGGACCACCCAGATGATGACCGAACCGACAACCGATCGCGAAATCGAAGGCGTGGCGTTTGGCAAGGCACTATCTTTTGGACTGTTATTCGGCGTCATCATCCCGTGCGGCGCAATTTTGGGTTTAACATGGTTGTTCAAAATGTGTAAAGGGCATTAAGATGAGTTTTTGCGAACGATATATTTGCCGACTTGACCCAATCCATTTCAAACTTGTCGCCATTTTGATGATTGTGTCCTGCACCGGCACAGTCATTGCCGGGGTATTGCCGCTCGACGAAATCCAAAGGACTGTAGAAGTCGCCGGACGATGGGACGTTGTGACCCTTTTTGCATCGGTCGCTATTGCGTCAACTGCTTTTGCCGCGTGGATGTTTTGGAGTCTCACAAAAATTTTGACCGCACACGCGAGCGCGCATTTGAAAACCGCCATTGCCATAGAGTGTCTTAATACCAGCATCCAAATAGTTGACTGCATAAAGCAAAAGAAAAAAGGCGCAAAATGAACAGCCTCTTATCATGGATGATTGGATCTACCCAATTCAAAAAATGGTCCGGCGTTATCGGCGGCTTTTGTCTTGGCATTTGGGTATCGGCTAACTATTGGCGGGAGATCCGCGCAACCCTTGACGTGTGGGGTATCAGCCGGGACCAATGGACGGGCTTTCTTTTGGCGGTAGTAGGAACAAGCGGGATAGCCCTGTCAGTGGGCTTGAGCGCGGCCAAAAAGCGGCAGGAAAAAACAGTGTCGGAAAATATGGAGGGCGGGAAATGAACAGTAACTTTAGCAGATTTTCGGCGGTTCAATCAGACGATTACGGGTACATCCCAACGGCGGTTTGGATTTTGATTGCCCTGATGTTTCTGTGCGGCGTGGCGTCCCTATTCGCGCAAGACGTTCCGAAGGTGGGGGACGTTGTTCCGATTGCCAGTGGCACGGCGGCGGATGTTGCGGCGGTCCCGGCTACCGTTCCGGCTATTGAAAGCCCAAAGCAAGGCGGCGTCGAGGTCCAAGTCGGTCCCGATGGCAATCCGCGCTTCATTGTTGACATTGCCGCGATGGATTGGAAACGGCTGGAAGGCACGAAATGGTATGCCAAACCCGCCGAAGTTGTCCGGCAAATCGGTAGCAATACAGCCGCAAACGTAAAGGCAAACCCCTGGACCTACATTTTGACCGGCACGGCGGCGGCTTTGATTGCCAGCGGAGAGGCCGCAAGCCTTGTCGATCAGGCGCAGGAGCTTTTAGGCGGAGGGTCTAGCGATGAAAAGAAGGCCACCCAGACACCCGCCAGCGCGTCAAAGCCTACTACCTCTGTCCAAGTGTCCGGCCAATACAACAGCGTCACGGTCCCCGCCACGGCCATTGATGGGCCGATTGTGGTTGACGGCTCGCATAACGATATCATCGTGACCGAACCAGCCATCGTTACCCCGTGATTGCGTTCCTGTGGCGGAACCCGCGCCTATTCACCGCCCCCCGAAAAGCGCGGGAAGTCATCGCGGCCATGCGTAATTTCGCACGGGCGAATCCCGTTTGCGCGTGGTGTGGCGGTGGGTCAATCGAGGTACACCACATCCAGCCGGTCCACGTTGCCCCACAACGGGCGAGCGAGCCGTTGAACATGATAGGACTGTGCCGCCGTTGTCATTTGACCGTAGGGCATCTTGGCAGTTTTAAGCGGTACTGTAGCAACGTGTGCGAAATATGCGCGGCTAGGCGTGAGTTTATCGGATGATAAAGCACTACCCAATAATCACGCCACATAACAATTCCGATTTATGGGAGCTGTATGAAACTTTTGAAATACTCATTCCAAGCGTCGGTTTGATCCGAATAATTAAAGGGTTTGCTTGCGATTTTGGAAGCATACCAAAACGGGCATGGTTCTGGGTGGGTCATCCATTGACCATTATTTGCATGGTCGGATATCTAATCCATGATGCGCTGTATTTATCAAAACTGTTAACCCGCAAAGAGGCAGACCAAATTCTTTACTACCTATTGCGGTTTTACGGCGCGGGGGTTGTCCGGTCATCGGTTATCTATTCCGCCGTCAGGCTGGGCGGTTGGGTGCCCTGGTGCAAGCGCAAGGCGTCGAGCGCACGGGCGGCTCGGCGGTATGTCCATTTGTATCGGGATTAATTGCTTTTTGCACAACGGGCAGATTGGCCATGCGGGTTTGTTTTCTCGGCTTTTTGACCCCGCGACCGTTCAGCCCGCCGAGCCGCCCGGAACCACAGGCGAAATGACCTGCGCCTTTCAGTTTGCCGCAACACGGGCAGACCCAAACGACCCTCAGCTTTCGCGTTTTCATAATCCCGCCTTTTCTTTGTTGCTATTTTTGCCGACGCGCAAGCTGTATCAATTAATAGCCGCTTATTCAATAACTATTTATTCCGCCTATCGAAAGCGCAATAAACACCTTGATTATATTAGGCGAAGTTCCTTATAAAAAAACTTAAAAACCAGGCTTTACAAATAGCCGCTATTATGTCATTCTATATCCATGCAAGCGGGAAACCAAACAACGGAGGGCGGGAAAGTGATGAATAAATCAATGTTTTTTGGAATTATGGCGATTGAAGCAATCCAGAGCTTTGCAATACAGCGAAAAGACGTTTGGGGAACTCCCCGCCAACAATGGAAGCGTCATTATTCAGTCGTGCGTAAACTTTGCCGTTAAACCCCCCACCCCGACCCGGCGGGTAATCCGGGGGAGGGATATAGGATGAACGGATACACGGATTATATCGGGATGGCATTAATGGGCGGACTATTGGCCGTACTGGTGGCCGTCATTGCGGCTGTATGGCCGTCGGCAGTTCGGCGGGATGTGCCTGAATGGATTGAGCGGGTGATAAAGTGAACAGCATAACTGACACCCTAATTGATATTGCGGCACCGCCCAGACGTGCGACCCTGCGGGCGTCTGCCCTGAAAGTCGGATACCTGAAATCCATGCTACATATGCGCCACTACCTGACGGCGGGAGGTTCGGACGATACACCGGGTATGCGGTTTGGACGATTGGTACACATGGCGGTTTTAGAGCCGGATAAACAACCGGCAATCTGGACGGGCGGTCGCAAGGCTGGAAAGGAATACGATAATTGGCTATGCGAACAACCGGAAGGCCGTGAGCAAACAACAACGGCGGAATGGTTAGAGGCTCAATCGTGCGCGGCTTCCGTCCTATCAAACAACCATGCGGTAGAATTACTGGACGGAACAAAGCGCGAAATGGCGTTGTATTCCGAGTCTACACAATACGGGAAAGTGTCCGCACGTTTGGACGCATGGATGCCAGGGTCATTGATCGACCTGAAAACCACCGCACAAGTTGACCGCCGATCCATCGAACGGATTTGCGCATCTATGGGCTACCACATTCAGTTCGGCTGGTATAGCTGGCTACTGGACGCTCTGAAATTGGATCACTTGCCTAACTGTTACGGGATCTTTGTAGAGTCAAAACCACCCTATGATGTGGCCGTTTATCCGATTGCAAAGGCTTCTGTAATGATGGGTATTATCGAGGCCGGAAAAATTGCGGAAAAATACCGGGCTTGTGAACTTAGGCGCGAATGGCCGGGACAACAAACGGAAAGCGAGCCGATCGAGTTGCCGGAATGGGCGTATAAAAACACTGGTGACGATTTGGAAGCCGGGGATTTGGGCGAACTGTAAAACGAAAGGACGGTAATCATGGCGGACCAAGTAAAAGCGGCGGAATGGAAAAATCTACGGTGCCTGTACGCCGAAGATTTGAAGGGCAAGCGAGTGGCTGTTTGCATTGCCGGTGTGCGGGAAACACCGAAAGAGGCGCGGCTATTTTGCCAGTCGGGAACGTCTGAAGCATGGGACGTTTGTTTCGACAAAAAAGACGCGGCGGGCCGGACGACCTATATTCAAATCCCCAAACCGAACGACTACGGGAAGGCGACAGGACTGTTACGGACCTACAAAGCGGCGGCGGGTGGTGAGCCGGACCAATCGCACGTCGGGACGGAAATCACATTGATTCCTGTTAACTCGAAAAAGAGCGCAACTGGCGAGGCGATACGGATCGCCATACCAGAAAGGCACGCATAATCATGGCTGACAAGATTTATATCGGCTCCGGAAAATCCCGCTTCTTTCAGGACGGCGGGGAGATCATCGGCTTTCGACTTTTTAAGGAGGACATCGAAAAGATTAACGGCCACATTGACGCGCAAGGGGGAATCAATATCGACATTTGCAAGCGTAAAAAGCCGTCGGAAAAGGGCCAGACACACTACGGGACGATTAACCAGTGGCAACCGGAAGGCAAACAGAGCGGCAAACCGTCCAGCGTGCCCACAGTGGCACGAACGGACGGCGGGGCGGCTAGTGGTAAGGCAGAGGATGAACAACCGTTTTAAGGGGGTATTATGAACCAATGGCTAACAATGAGTCAGGCGGCGCGCGCGTGCGGTCGGGTGCCGGGTGGGAATATTCACCGGCTGATGGTCAAATGGGGCGTCCGGTTTAACGTCAATCAAAAGGGTGACAGGAATTATTTGAAGGACGACATTTCCCGCGTCCCCCACCTCCACCGCACGGCAACCGAACAGGCGCGCAATGAGTTGATCGACCGGGAGACAAAGGGGCAAGCCGAATTGCCGTTGACTACCCCTGCGCCCGTCAAGCCGGAAAAGTCGATTGCGGAAAAGTTGGACGGGGTGAAATTTCAAAGTTGGGATGTTCGCTATAATGCCAGTAGTGGCTACGCATATCTTTATATGTGCAATAATCAGCAAGTCGGAATTGCGCCTATAAACCTTGTCGGACTCGCCCGCGAAATCGTGCGCCGGATCGACGGGGAGCCGGTACCTATTACGGCGACCGGACACGCAAGCAACGAAATCGTCATAAGGCCGGAAGCGACCTTGTGCGAGATTGCCCGTCAGATCGTAAGCAATAACGACGGATGCGACTACCGGGCGAAATATCAGGAGTTGGTCAAGCGGTTGAATGAATTGAAGGAGGGTTAACAATGCAGATTAGCGTTATTGATTTTTGCGATAAGCATGGCGCGTGCGTTGACGGTCGGCTATGGGCTATTAATACGGGCGCAAAAACGATGGGAGCGTTATGGAAACGGGATGACATCAAACCGGAATGGCGGATATGGATTGCCACGCAGGACGGCGTTTTAGATGATAAAACTTTGCGCTTGTTTGCCTGCTGGTGTGTCCGGCAAGTGTGGCACTTATTGGCCGATCAACGGAGCAAAAACGCGGTTGAAGTGGCGGAACGGTTTGCTAATGGAAAAGCCACAAGCGACGAGTTGGCCGCCGGATTGGCCGCCGGATTGGACGCCGCATGGGCCGCCACAAGCGACGAGTTGGACGCCGCATGGGCCGCCACAAGCGACGAGTTGGACGCCGCACGGGCCGCCGGATTGGCCGCCGCATGGGCCGCCGCATGGGACGCCGCATGGGACGCCGCACGGGCCGCCGGATTGGCCACCGCACGGGACGCCGCACGGGCCGCCGGATTGGCCGCCGCATGGGACGCCGCATGGGACGCCGCACGGGCCGCCGGATTGGCCACCGCACGGGACGCCGCACGGGCCGCCGGATTGGCCACAGCATGGGCCGCCGCATGGGACGCCGCACGGGAC